ATTTTAATGCGGAGAAAAGGGATCTCTTTGATAAAATGACTGGAAATGTTCCGGAATTGAATGACCCGGGTAATGCTGGTGCGCGGGTGAACTCTTATCCAAATTCATTTTACAATGCGTCTTCAGCTGGTCCAGAGCCATCTATTCGCGGACGAACATTATACATACCTTTAAACGCATGGTTTCAGCTAAAGAGTCAAATGGCATTTCCTTTAGTCGCTCTTCAATATAATGAATTGCACATCACCGTTTCATTTAGACCACTCAATGAAATATTTCAGATTCGTGATGTTATGGATGAAGTAAATCAATATCCATATGTAGCACCCAATTTCAACTTGTATTACATGCAAATGTATCGTTTTTTGCAACCTCCTCCAGATGTTCCCATAGGTATTAATTCTTACACAGATACTCGCAGTATATGGAATGCAAATATACATTTAAATTGTACGTATTGTTTTATTTCTAACGATGAATCCAGATTATTTGCACTCAATGAGCAAAAGTATCTTTTTAAACAAGTGCACGAACAAGTATTCTATAATGTAACAGGTCCCAATAAAGTGCAATTAGATTCCATTGGCATGGTGAGTGATTTTATGTTTTATTTTCAGAGAAGCGATGCCAATTTACGCAATGAATGGTCAAATTATACCAACTGGCCATACAATTATCTTCCGTATGATTTATCTCAAGCCCCGACAGCCGGGACTTATCCTTTTATTGCTGGATTAGGAGGAGGAATAGGTCCTGGATTAAATCCAGACGGAACTTTAACCGGGTTTTATATTACAGGTCAATACAATGAGCAAAATGTAAAAAATATATTGATAGAACTTGGAATATTATTGGATGGACAATATAGAGAGAACTTGCAACCTGAAGGAGTGTTCAACTATATAGAAAAATATATTCGCACTGCAGGAAATGCCCCTGATGGACTTTACTGTTATAATTTTTGCATGAATACAAATCCATACGACATGCAACCGAGTGGAGCTATAAACATGAATCGTTTTACAAATATAGAACTTGAATTTACTACAGTTACTCCCTCACTGGATCCTTATGCGCAGGTATTGACAATTTGCGACCCAGAAACTGGAACTGTTATTGGAATAAATAAACCGACGTGGCGTATCTATGATTACAATTTCAATATGGTTTTGTTTGAAGAGAGAATAAACATGATTACGTTTGTCGGTGGAAACGCTGGATTAATGTATGCGACATAAAAACAAACAAAAACAAAAAAAAACAAAACAAAAAAACTTTTACCAACGTTATATATATGAAGGATATCATTTTAGGAAATCGCGTTCCCTATGAGTATTTTATTACAAGCGGTGCCGGGGAGTCTGACGCAGGATCAGTCGGTTTACCATACGAAACTGGATCGTATGACGAAGCGCTTACAAAGGCGGGGATTGAAAACGCAAATGTAATTGAATACACAAGTGTAATACCAACACATGCGTGTGAAATAACAAAAGAAGCAGGATTAAAACGCCTTCAATGGGGTGAAGTGTTAGAATGTATTAAAGCCCAGGCAAACGGCCCTAAGGGGTCATTTATTAGCTCTGCTGTAATGACAACAACTGTAAAAGATCCATCTGGTAAATATTTAGGTGGATTTGCATGCGAATATTCTGGAAAAGGTACAAGACCTCAAGCGGAAAAGAGTTTAGAAGACTCTATCACCGGTATCATTGAACGACGCAATTATGGAACAATAAAAGGAGGCGCAAAATTATACCAAGAAAATGTAACGGATAAAGGATACACTATATACCCTGGAAAGATATTTGTGTACGAAGGATTAAAAGTAAAGAAACACCACGGAACAGTTTTAACCTCTATATGCTTTGTTTCTTATAAATTTCCAGTGTTGAAGACCGCTACAAAGTGCAAACCTCATACAAAAGCTACAAGCAAAAAAAATATGAGAACGCGAAAGATTAGACGTTAGAAGCTTTGAGCATAAGGTACACTTTGTAGAAATTCTCCTGATAAAGTATATTGTTTGGGGTAATTCAATTCAAGAGGTAACTCTTTTGGCTCGTAGCGTTTTTTATACAAATTCATACCCATGTCAAAAATGCTTCTCCAAGTATTTACTCCTTTGTTATACTCTGGGGCTGCAGGCGAAAACCCTTCTATGTGATGTCTTTTATTGTCTGGATAAAAAATATTGGTTCCTCCTAAAATCCATGTATACCCATTTTTTTCATCGGAAGAAGGATGAATGACACCATTTTTATAGAATTTTTTTGGTTGACAACCAAAACAATCCACATCAGAAGTACATTGCTCTCCAGTAATACGACATCTATTTTGTGTTCCACAAATATTACTGCAACTATAATTTGTATTTATAGGCATATTTACATTTTGATTTGGGGTAAAATATTCTTTTGTTACACTTGATCTTAAAAAATAAAAGTTTATTGGTGAATATTCCATCATTTTTGAATCAAATGATCTAAACGTAAGTAGTCCAAATGTATGTAAAAGAAATACAATCTCCTTTATAAAATAAATACAAATAACTAACATGAAAAAAGATACTAAATAAATAATAGATGAATTTTTCATTAGTTACATTATATGTATATTATTTTGTTGTTTAGAGAATATTTTTTTATAACATAATAATAGGTATAATGGAAAACGAAAAAGAAAATGAAAAAGATAAATCTACAAATAAATACATTTCATTTGCACAAATGTTAGTTAAGGTAATATTATTTTTGTTAATAATATTTATATTTGGTTCATGGTCTTATTATTTCTGTAAATTGTCTCAATTAAATATATTACCAAATGATCCTGATTTTTATCCATATACAGAAAATAAACCAAATATAGAATTAAAATATGTAAATATAAATGTACATGAAGAACAATCTCAAAAAATAAAAGCATCGCCGGATCAACATAATACAATTCTTGATTTATTAAAAAAAATTTTTAATTCTGAGAGAACTCAATCAGGTATTGCAATGTTTTTTATAAATATTTTAAAAGAGTTCTTCATATTTAACATTCAGATGACTCAGAATATTTTTAGTACAATGAATTCTACCCTTTCAGAATCGCTTATATTGTTTTTTTCTCCAATTCTTATGGCATCTGCATCAGGAATTATTTTATTTATAGACTGTGCATACTTTGTTTATTTATGGTTTGCAAATTTATATTGGATATTTAAAAAAAATTCAAATAAAGATAAAGAGAAAGCTTCAGATTGGTCAGATATAACTATTGGAGAACCGGTAAATTTTGGTCTATCGGTTTTTGTAGCAGTTGTATTAATAATTGTAATGACTGTGTTACTGTTTATTCCAATACCTATTATAAGTAGTTTAGTCTTATTTACTCTTTTTGGAGTTTTATTAACAGGTTTATTTGATGTTTGTGAAAAAGAAGGTGAAAAATACACGTATTTGAATTCATTATCAGACAATTTTAAATATCACATGCGTACAATGATGATAATAATAACAATATTTTTAATTTTATCTGTATCTTCAAGTTTTGGAGCTATATATGGAGGAGTCGTTTTCTTGACATCTCTCTTATTGTATTTTAAAGTTATACCTATTCCTATTTATTCTGTAACTGTTCCAGATAATTTAACTGATATTTCAGATTATGATGTTGCAAACAAAAGTGGTTCTAACAAACCCAAACCCATCACAATGGAAGGAGGATCACACTTGAAAGATAATTTCAATACATCCATAAGACATATAAAAAAATTAGTTAAAAATCATAATAAATGATTAATATCTATATATATAAATGCTTCAACAGCCGTTTGTTAGTATATGCACACCAACATTTAACCGCAGACCATTTATTCCAATGATGTTGAAATGTTTTGAACATCAAGATTATCCAAAAGATAAAATGGAGTGGATTATTATTGACGATGGAACGGATAAAATAGAAGACTTGGTTTTACATATTCCGCAAGTAAAATATTACAAATACGATGAGAAAATGACATTGGGAAAAAAGAGGAACTTGATGCATGAAAAAACAAGCGGCAATATTATTGTTTACATGGACGACGATGATTATTATCCTCCAGAACGAGTTTCTCATGCAGTTACTAAATTATTAGAGAATCCACATATTTTGGTCGCTGGATCAAGCAAAATGTATATATATTTCAAGCATATAAATAAAATGTACTCATTTGGTCCTTATGGTCCAAATCATGCGACAGCTGCCACATTTGCATTTCGGAGAGAATTATTAACTAACACTAAATATGAAGAAGTATCACTGTCCGAAGAGAAAAAGTTTTTAAAAGATTATACAATTCCTATGGTGCAATTAGATTCTGAGAAAACTATTTTGGTTTTCTCTCACATTCATAATTCAGCAGATAAAAAACAATTATTAGACCAAGGTCCAAATCAATTTGTAAAAGAAACCACGTATAAGGTAAAAGATATGGTGAAAGATGAATCAACATATACATTTTTTATGCATGATATTGATGATTTATTAGCTGATTATAGTTTTGGCCATCCAAAAAATAAACCAGATGTAGAAGAACAAATAAAAAAAATGGAAAAAGAAAATAATACGAGAGTTATTGAAAATATGAAAACTCAATTAGAAAAATACTACTTTGACGCATTAATTCAAAAAAATAAAATTTTAGAACTTACAAATGAAAATAGTGCTTTAAAAGAAAAGGTGAAATATTTGGAAGAAAAGATAAAAGAAGTAATCAATAAAAAAATTTCACAAGTTAAAAATAATATAAAGACATCAATATGTGATATATAATGTATTATGAAAATGATCATTTTAGCCCTACTGCAATGAATGATTGGAATGTAGATTCCACTCAACCCGCGTCAAGAAATATTCCTGCAAATATGTACAAAAAAGTAAACAATTACCAATATTCAAAATATACTTTTTCTGCAAGCAAAAGGGCTAAGTCAAAAACTGATTTTTATGCAAGTCCTTACTACAACGGCCCCATTTACGATGCGGTTACAGGTACAACCATTAAAGGCCATTTTGTTGGTTCAAAATACGAGGATCTTTATTTTAAGGTCCGTTGTTCTGATCTTGGAATTGGGCAAGAAGGAGCAACATTTTTTTATCATAGTCCAGCAGAATATGAGAGACATAATTCGTCTATATTAAACGCGGAACTAAAAGAAAAATGGGAGAAGAAATATTATAATTCTAAACGCGAGTTAAAGATTGATTCTGAAGAGGAATAAAGAATGTAAAGAATATAAACAATGTAAAGAAATGAAATGATATAGTATATGATTTCATTAACAAATATATGTTTAATACTGTTGGCATTTTATCGGTTACAAATGTCTGTTGATACAGATAAACCCGAAAACCCTCTCCTAAAAATGTATCCTGGAAATGATATGAGACATCCAATAAATTGTAGTGAACCCGACATGACCTATTATAAAAATATTTTCTTGAAAGCATCCATATTAGCTTTGTTGAAAAATCCAAATATATCTATCCATTCAAAAATAGATACCATAAAAGACTATGAAACAAAGTACGATAATCATTCTAAAATAACTTATAATTTGCGCGCAGGGGGGTTATTTGATGATTGGGCTGGGTTTTAGTAGCGGGGAACCCAGGTCTTCAGAAATCCTTCGGATTTCCAGCCCCGCTCTTCAGAATCCCGCGTTGCGGGATTCCTTGGCCCTCCTGCCCTTCGGGAAAGATAAATCCTTACCATATTTCATAACAGTTTATCTTTATGAAAAATCCGTAAATTTATCCTGGGTTCCCGGTGGATAAT